AGTTCGTTCGTTGTCGTTTGAGTTCGAGTAGAACCACCCATTTAGACCTCCAGCGCCCACGAGCGGGGCTTAAAACCTAGTTGTTTGGCTTTTCTGGCCCAACCAGGTCGCCAAGATTCAAAAGTGAGGCGTTTCGCATCACCGTGTTGAGCAATGTTCATAAGATGCTGCCAGCCTGCGTCGAAGTACCCGACTTCGGAAAGGTACGCGCACCAAACATGGAGTGCGTCGTTTCGGGGCTGGAGAACCATGAACCCGATTGGCCTTGCATCCACCAGGCCGACCCAGAGCATAGATTTCCCGTTAAAACAGTCTGTGTAGACATCCTCGGGAATCCATCCTTCCGGGGTCTTGTGGAGAATCATCTCCAGTCCTGGTCTGACGAATCGCCACCATTGTCGCAGATCGTTGGGGGAAATCAATCGTGCTTCCATCATCCCACCAAAATGTAAGCAAAGGTCTTATCGGCTGTGGAATTAGCGTAATGGCTGATAGTTGCCGATCCCTGAGTCTGCGATGAAACGTACACATTTGCAATGCTCGCCATTGAAACACATTGAGCCGTCACGATTGCGCTAGGAGTCGCCGGACGGGTCGGGCTTGTCTGCGCCGGGAGTTGCTCGATAGTCACCAATGTCGATGTGGTCGCCCACATGATCTCCATGTAGTCATTCGCCGCCAGCTCAATAAAGTAATTCAGAGCCGCAATCAGATGCCCGTCAGTCCCGCCGTGGGAGTTTGGTACAGAGAACTTACTGTTACTCCCTGCAACATCGGTTCCGTTCTTCCTGAACCAAATATCCACATCTTGAATCTGGGTGTCGTCGTTGGCAAGCTGAATCGAAAACTGGAGGTTATATGTCCCAGGGTTCTTGAAGTTGATCCGCGAACTGTTGGAGATCGTGATCCCGTTTGTGTAATCAGTCGTGTTTAGAGTGACGGCATAGGCCGCAGTTGTCGAAGCCGCAGCCTGATCGGTTGTGTCCTGAAACGCTCCAAATGGGAGTTGATCGGCGTAAGCCGCAGCCGAGAACGGGAGAAGAATGATCTTCGTGTCCGTGCTGATCCGCTCGTCGTAGAGAGTCGTGGTCAATGCTCCACCCGTGGCGAGAGTGATAGTCCCTGTATTGTTGGACTTGCCATTCATCAGCCCATTGACGACCTCGGAAATGCCTCGAGGATCAGCGCCAAACGGGGGGAGAACACGAAACATCATCGACGGCCCCTCCCGACAATGTTCACATCAACTCCGGCCATCGTTGTCCAGTTGCCCGTAGGAACAATCTTCACTCGGTGGTATTTGCCGGAGCTTCTCAGAGAGACACGATTCTCATCACTCGCGGCTACCGCTGTGGAGTAGTTGATGTCATCGTCCAGCATTTCCCGAGAGGCAACCGCCACAGTCGCAGACCCGTTATCAATCTGAGGACGAGCCAATGTGATGATGCTTGCACTTGAGGCTAGATCGCCAGTCTCGATGAAGGCAGACATAGGCTGGCCCTCAAAGGTGACGACTTTTGCATCTCTGATCCCGGCGAAAACCAACCGCCCACCGAGCCATTGACGCGCATCCAAAGAGACAGTCAAAGCATCAATTGATGCCGAGAAAAGGTCAAGACCCTCAAGTGTCACAGCAGAAGTCGCTGCCGAAGAAATGTAAGAAGCTGCGGTCGCTCCGTAAGACCAGCGATTGAGTTGCCAGTTGTAGACCAGAAGCGAATAGCCTGCATTGGTGTTCTGATAACACCAAATAACCACCTTCTTGACAGGATCGACCGCTGCGCTGAACTTCGTATACGAGGGAGAAAGGTCGTTCCAGAACCAGCGATCAACCTTCTCAGCCCCTATAGGTGTGACCCTTTGACCATCACACATATAGAACCCGTCATCCGACAGGAAGAAGGTCATGTTCCCGTATTGAGTGATTGAGCCAGGCTCATAGCACCCGATTTCGCGGGAGATGGTGTCGAACTGGAAAAACAACGGAGAGCCGATATAGCTCATCCGAACAATCGCCTTCTCCAGCAGGACAAGACCAAACTCTCCACCCGTTATCCCCTGGATATCCCCACCATCGGGAATGTCCTGGTAGTCTGATTGGGAGGCAGCTCCAGAAGTCCAATCCGTCTCATCGTTGATGTCAGACCATTGGACTCGATTCGGGTAAGACGAGATGTTCGCCGCGACCACAAAGTCCCGAACGACAGTCAGATACTTACAGACAGGGGCGGCCGCCGCCACATCAGCGAAAACAGTCCCGCTATTAAGGGTGAAAGACTGAATCTTTTGAGAGTTGTTAGCGGCGAGAACCACATCGCCGAACTGGACAAAACTCCAATTCCCGCCCGTGTATCCACCGACCTTGGAAACATCGTCCAGATTTCGAGTGGATGAGTTGTATTTGAAGAGCTTAGTCGCCCCCCCTGCAAACATCGTGGAAGAACTAGCGATCTTCCCAGAGAAGACGCGAGTCAGGTTCTCCGAAGCCGAATTGGAGTAGTCCGTTAGGCTCGGGATCGGGCCGTATCCGATTTGCTGGGGATAGACGTTGTATGCGGCTTGAAGTGCCCCAGAAAGACCAGGCTGGTCTGGGAGCCACTCTCCGAATGTGATTCTTTGTTCTGGCATTTCACACCTTCACCCATGTTCCATTAGCGGCGGCAACTGGAGTCCAACTGGTCTCAGTGTCCGTGACATTCGTCCATGCGGTCTCATCATTAGCCACCACAGACCAAGCAGTCTCTACATCCACCACAGTCGTCCAAGAGTCCACAGGAATCACCACATCGCTCCATTCTTGGCCCTGCTTCGTTCCATCGCAAGTAACGGTCGCCACCACCACAACAGACCCAAAGGCCGAGAATGTGGCATTTGCGTAGCAAGAAACCTCTGCGATAGCCGTTATCTGTGCATCTGCACTCGCAACCAATCCACCATTGGCCGTGACCGTTGCGGTAGCGGTGATCTCAGCAGAAGCAGGCTTGACGGTCTGAGCAGCACACGAAACATCTGCCGAAGCGGTTATTGCCGCATCTCCGTATTGGACTCGTATCGCTTGGGCCGTAAAGTCTGCCGTCCCCGTGATACTGGCAACCCCGGCAAAGATCGGAGTCGCCGCACAAGTGACAGTCGCCTCTGCTGAGACCTGAGCAGCACCATCAATGACCAACCCACCAAGGGCGGTGACAGTAGCTGTTCCGGTTATCTGCGCCGAGGCATCCTTGACGATCTGGGCATCTGCCGTAACCGTCGCGGAAGCATCTATCGAGGCCGCACCAAATTGGACTCTCGTGCCATCTGCCGTGAAAGTTGCTGATGCATCTATCGCAGCAGAGCCAAACTGAACCCGTGTTCCGTCTGCCGTAACACTCGCAGAAGCGTCGACAGAAGCAACCCCATCCCACCGAGTAACGCTTGTGATGTATAGCTCTGAATCAAGCGTCAGCGTCAGATCATCTAGACTCGCCTTGAGGTTATCAAGGGAGTCTATTGTCCACGGTGGGTAGAGATCAGCCATTACGTCAGCGTAACCGTCAGCGAACCAGCAGCGATGCGGAACACATCACCCGTGGCGATGGTCTTAGAAGCATCCAAAGCGGTATGGAACAGTAGATTCCCACCCGAGGAGGCATCCCGAAGTCCAATGTAGGCCACCGTTCCCCACGAACCCGTGGCCTGGGGGAACTCCACCGCAGCCGAGTTTGAGGTCACCCCGTTGGACGGTGAAGAGAAGGTCACCGATTGACGAGCGTAAGCGTTTCCACTCACCTCAGTGCCTGTATCCGCATCGGTTGGGTCTGTGGTGTATAGCGCCACATAAACCGTCGTTGGGCTGGTGTAAGAAGTGTTTCGGAGAACCGCATTGATTAGCGCGTTCTCAAGATAGTTTGAAAATTCGGCCATTTTTATCTCCTAGCCAGAGTCATGGTAAGGGGAACACCTGCGTATTCTCCCCGATCGTCGGAAGCATTGATAGAGTCAATTGCCCTTTGATACAGCGCAGCCCAAGTGTTCAGACGCTCATCATTCATGATGTAAGGCTCTGCCTCTCCTAATGAGGCGTAAAGCAGCGCATCTGCACAATTCGCCAAGAACACATTTGAGGTGTTGGAGTCGCTCAGATAGGTGGGAGCTGCGTAATACAGCATCCGCACGTTGTAAGCAGAGTCCGGGATCGGAGCGAACTGGAAATCACTCGCCAACAGGGTGTATTTCTTCGGAACGCCCGTGTTTGTTGCGTCGGCATTGCGATAGAAGATATTGGGAGAGAGGTACTCCAAAGCATAGTTTGGAGTCGTGTTCAGATGGATGTCCCGCATCTCCAGGAAGTCGCTCGGGAGCGATAGCGTGGAGTCGTTAGCGGTCATCGCCGCATTGACCAGCTTGAGCATCTGACGAATCCGCAAGTCCCGGCGAAGGCGGTTCTCTGCGAATGTGATGAAGTCAGGGATCTTACTGGTCAGATCAGACCGAGCCAGATAGTCTGCAACTGCGGTCTTGAGATCGGAATAGGTGGAGATAGCCATCAAATCCTCCCTGGACGGGTGCGGAATGCGCGGTTGTCAGGATGGTTTAGCCAAGCCTTGAAACGGGCCTGATCGAGAACATGAAACCCTCGCATGATGCCCTTTTGGTTGAGATCGTCAATCACCGATAAGGGAATAGAAGCGATCTTATTGCCCAACAGGTCATCACTCCACCGAGCGCGTTCATCATAAGCATTGAATTGCTTACGATTGGACTCAACGATCCCGCCAACATCCTGGGCGCTCTCAATGATGATGCCCCCATTGTCATCAGCGTGAGCCTTACGGTGGACTACCTTGATGTCTTCTAAATTGGTGTTCATGTGAAAAAGGGGGCTGAGTTGCCCCGGCCCCCTTAGTTGTCACCGATAGGTCGGCTTAGGTCAAGTCAGCGCAGATGCCGTGAGCAGCCTGGTTGCGAACCTCGAGCGTGTACTCGCACAGCAACTGGGTCTTCTCCGAGTCACCCGTCTTAGCCAGCTCGTTCGTTTGGAACGGACGCAGGAAGGCCACGGCAGCGTACTCGGGGTCAAGCACGAAGGCCACATCGTTGCAGTCGTTGTTCGAGTTCATGAAGCGGTTGGGGACAACCGACACAGAGCCGAAGTCAGACAGATAGATGTCAGCAGCGCCGATGATGGTGGTCGGAGCATCCGAAGGAGCCATGTAACGCTGGGCAGCGATGCCAGCGAAGGCCGAAACGGTCTGCTTGTGACCAGGGTTGACCATCAGAATCTTCGGCGTGCCGCCCGACTCGTACACTTCCTTGATGACCGTCTTGAGGATGGTCTCGGTGAAGGTGCGATCCGTGCCGCCCACGCGAGCGGTCGTGCCCAGGTTACCAGCCGTGCCGCCGGAACCGCCGTCGAAGTTGCTGTTCAGCCAAGCCTGCAAGCCACCCAGGGTACGGGCGGTGGAGCCAGCCGTGCCGTTAGAGGCGGTCTGGTTGCTCAACAGGATGTGCTCCATGTCGCGCTTGATCTCAGACGAAGCCTTCGAGAGCTGATAGGCCAATTCCGACTTGCGGCCAGCCTTGTCAACGGCTTGCAGCGTTCCGGTGATGCCAACCGTCTTCTGGCTGATCTGGGTGCGGTTGCCCACACGAACAGTCGGAGCCAGGGTAGCGGTGGTGGCGTCAGCACCTTCCACAGCAGCGTTGGAAACGCTAGCGGCGGCCAGGGAGTCGGTCTGCCACTCGTGCAGAACAGCCGTAGCCTTGGTCTTGCCGATAGACGACATGAAAGGCGTGTCGGTGGGAGCGATGTTATAGATGATATCGCTCAGGTCTTCCCGCATACCAATAGCGGCATAGGTACGAAATTGGGTCATGATCTTTCCTTAGAGTAGACGTTCAAACAGGGCCGCAGCATCGGAGACCTTTCCAGACTTCCTCAGCCGCGAATGGGCATTTTTGATGTTCTCGTCTGCCGCTACCTTTTGGGTTGCTGCCGTGCCTGGACGAAGCATCTTCGGCGCTTCACTTACTTTCTTGGTTACTTGAGGCTTCTGATTCTGTAACTTCGCGTATTGCGCGGCCATATACAGAACCTGAACAGCTCGGGAATCGTAAGCACTTGCCAATTCTTGCTCGGAATAACCGATGGACTTGGCAAACTCTCGAACCATCTTCTTGACCTCGGTTCCCTTCTCAGGGTGCGCGTAGTCAGGAATCACCTCCGCAAGTCGCTGC